GGCTGCAAAGGCGCAGCTGAGACGGACCGCCAGGGAGATGTTTGCACATAAGCGATTTAGTATCGCAGATATGAGCGCTCCCGCGTTTCCGTCCACCTCCTCTAACTACAACAATAGTCGTGGTAAAGGAGGTGGGGTTGGATTTTTCTTAGAAGAGTCCGACCTTTTAAAGGGTCTTTCTACTCCTATTGTGGGAGTCAAACAACACCTTGGGGTAATCTACGATCGCCAAACTGAACTTTACGGTCAGCGTGGAATTGAGGAGATTATACACCCTCATGAGTCCCTAGAGACTATAGTGTATGAATTAGACTTCCATGATGTAGACATTGCCTATCGTGATTTCTACTGGCGCGCTTTTCGGTATGCCATGACCGAAGAGCCGGTGGTGAAACCGGTCGCCCTCCCTGAGGCACTCAAAATAAGAGTGATCTCCAAGGGGCCTCCCGCTACGTACTTCTTCCTTAAGACTTTTCAGCAGTCCTTATGGGGCGCCCTCAAGGACCATCCTACCTTCCGTTTAATTGGAAGGCCTGTGACGGTTGAAGATATTGAGGAGGTATGTGGGCATGATTTGCGCAGCTACTTTTGTTCAGGTGATTACGTGTCATCGACAGACCGATTATACAGTTGGGTATCGGAAACCCTTCTCGATGAATTGGCGACAGTCCTTGACTTACCGGATGAGTTAGTCACGCTCTCTAAGAGAGCGTTAACTGGCCACGTGTTCGAACACGAAACCCTTGATGGGGGTCGTGCCGAGCAGGCGACTGGGCAGCTCATGGGCAGTATTATATCTTTTCCCTTTCTTTGCCTTGCGAACGCGGCTTTATGCCGTTGGTCGTACGAAATAGTAGAGAAGAAAAGGTTTAGACTGTCTGACATTCCTATGTTAATTAATGGGGATGACAACCTGGTTGAAACGAAAGATAAGCGTTATTACGATTGGTGGCTAGCTTGCTGCTCTGTTGCGGGTCTTGATTCGTCGCTTGGGAAAACTTATTTCACTAACAAATTTGCAGTGATTAACTCCCAACACTTCGATCACACCCACGGGCAGTGGATCCTAAGGCCATTCGTAAATATGGGTCTACTAAGGGGACTGAAGAGATCGTCCACTGGGACGGAGGTTGATGGTGGCCTTCTGTGCGATGTTGCAGAACGCTATAACCAACTTAAATCCACCTGTCCGGACGATATCTGGGCCCGTACGCGAGCGAGGTTTCTATACAACAACCAAAATAAGTTGAAAAACTTTAAGGGAAGTTGGTGGTTACCTCGTTATGCGGGCGGTTTGGGTATGATACCCGATGAACCCAGTAGTTCTGATTGCAGAACTCTCTATCAGGCACGGCGCTTGCTAAATCAAGGCTATGAAGTTCTGCCCCTCCCGAATAAACGGGACTGGGCAACATGGCGTATCGCGGAACATAAGTTAAAGGAGCTATGTCCTGACAACTGTCAGAAGAGACCCTTTCAACGTCTGCTTTACGACCAAGATTATGACCTAGAGGTCGAACAATCATTAGTCTCCAAGTATATGTGTATTACGTCTTTCTTTCAAGAGACGTTAAAAACACTACTTCCTAAGGACGAGAGAGATCCCGTCAAAATGGAAGCAAGAGCCGTTAGAAAAAAC